TCCATTAGATTCTTTCCAGTCTGTACCCCTCCTGCAACTATATCTCCAAGTACTCCGCCTAATAACATTGCACCTTTAGACAACCCGCTAAACGCTGTGCCTAAGACCTTACCTGCCACTGATCCTGCTTGTGCAGCAGGACCCATTTGTTGTAAACCTTTGTTAGCTGCGGCAATAGCCTGAGGATTAACTCCTGCTTGGCCAGCTGTGCCCGATAACTTTGAAAGTGCAGACTGCTGACCTTTTAGGGCCGCTAGTATGTCTTTTAAGGTCGCTTCTGTGGCTGCATTATCTAGTGCAACATCTTGATCACCTATTCTACCGGTTACGTCAGCCATTGTTATTTTCCAGGATTCTATGCGTATATAAATAATACACAGAGTTTTACTAGATTATTTATCGGAGAATCAAAACATGGTTACACCTCACAAAATTGCACCAAACCCGTTAATGGCACAAATGCGTCAGCCAAAAATTTATATTCGCTTGCCTAGCAACGGAGAGTTTTGGGAGAACGGCAGTTTGGAGCAAACTGAAAACGGTGAGTATCCTGTGTACTCTATGACTGCACAAGACGAGTTAAAACTAAAAATTCCAGATGCACTGATGAATGGACAGGCAGTTGTTGATGTACTTCAGCACTGTGTTCCTAACATTAAGAATGCATGGGCAGTTCCTAATATTGACATGGATGTGCTGCTGATTGCTATTCGTATTGCTACCTATGGTGAGAAGATGAGTGTGCCTATTAAGCTAGGATCTGAAATTGATTATGAGTACGAACTAGATCTTCGACTGGTAGTTGATCAGTTAATGAACAATATTGCTTGGGATCCAATTGTTCCAATCAATGAAAATTTAATTGTACATGTTCGTCCTATTACCTATAAGACTATGACACAGGGTGCTTTGCAGACTTTTGAAACTCAAAAAATTATTCAAGTTGTCAATGACGAAAGTGTAGCGGAAGAAGATAAAATTAGAATCTTCAAAGAAAGTTTTGCTAAACTTAACAAGTTAACACTGGGTGTTATTACAGAGTCTATCTTTAATATTGAATCATCAAATGGTGGCACTAGTGACCGTAAACATATTCAAGAGTTTATGGACAACGTAGATAAAGAAATCTTTGATAAAGTTAAAGGGCACATTGATATTCTTAGAGAGCACAATGCTATTAAACCTTTAAAGATTGCTGTTACTGACGAAATGCGAGCAATCGGAATTACTGACGAAGAAATTGAAGTTCCGTTGAACTTCGATCCATCAAATTTTTTCGGTTAAGGCTTTTGTCTCTTAGCTTAGAAGAAATTCAAAAGCTAAGTGAGTCGATGGAGAAGGAGGCAAAAGCCTTAAAGAATCAGATCTATCAGATGATGTGGTTTATGCGTGGTAGCATAACCATATCTGAGGCTTTTGAACTTGAGGGTGAGGACTTAGAAATAATTGGTAGGATTATCAAAGACAATCTCGAAACTACCAAAAAAACAAGACTGCCGTTCTTTTAAATTATTTTACCTAAGAAGTTACTGTAGAATTCAACGCTTTCACGTTGAACATTTTGTTTGAATACAGGATTACCTTGTGCATCAGCACCTGCCATTGTTGATCCACCACCGCCCTGTACATATTGATTAAATCCGCTTTGTGTCTTTGCTGCGGTGCCTTGTTTGGCTTTTAATCTAGCTTTCAATGCATTTTGATCTTTAGTTGAAAGTTTATCTGCTGCCGGAGCAGGTGCTTGCCCTGCTGGCGGAGTAGTAGCTGCCGGTGCTGCCGCCGCTGGTGCTTCAGGTGCTGCTGCTGGTGCTTCAGGTGCTGCTGCTGGTGCTTCAGGTGCCGCCGCTGGTGCTTCAGGTGCTGCTGCTGGTGCTTCAGGTGCTGCTGCTGGTGCTTCAGGTGCCGCTGCTTGCCCACCTTTTTGCAATGTTGTTAATAATTGTTTTTTGCTTGCAGGATCTAATTTGTCAATTTGTGCTTTTAAAGAAGCAATAGCCGGATTTGCTGCTGGCTGTTGAGTTGCTGCACCACCTCCGTTTCCGCCTTGACCCGCTGCTGCCGGAGCTGCTGTTGCACCTTGACCTGCTGTTGGACCAGCTTGTGTTGGTGCAGGTTGAGTGTTTGCTGCTGGTTGCCCACTTGGTTGGCCTGCTGCTGCTGCGGCAGGTGCTGCTGTTGTACCTTGTCCTGCTGCTGGTCCTGCTGCCGGTGCTGTATCTCCTGCGGCACCTACAGTTGCTTTGCCTGCTTGATATCCTTTCTTGGCAGCATTCCATGCACCTGCTACACCGCCTGCTACAGCACCTACGCCTTTAGCTACTGTGCCTACTGCATTGCCTGCCATAGATCCTAACTTGTTTAAAATTGGACCTTCTTCAATAGGTTCACGAGTTTCAACTAATTCTATAATTTTCATATGTTTTTCCTGATCACGCTTGGACGTAAGCTAAAATTTCTTTTTGTTCAGCAGCACTTAAATTTGAAATCTGTGCTAACAATTCTTCTATATTTACCGTTTCGCCTGTAGGGTCTGCTGATGTAGAACTAACTTCAATTCCTAGATCAGCAAATGCAGTTGCTACCAGTTGTTTATCAACTCCTGCACCAACTAAAATCTGTTTAATTTCTTCGCTGTCCGTAGGGCTTCCTGCTTTAGTCCACGCTTTTTCTAACTTGCTAGCATCTACTTTGTTGCCCGTGATGCCAAACAATTCGTTTAGTTGTGCTCTGTTTAAGGACTCTGCTACTGGTTTAGGTGCAGTTGGCGGAGTTTCACCAACTCCTGCTGCTGCTTGCCCTGCTGCGGCACCGCCAACAGCCGATGCTGCCTGTGTTAGACCTTTGATCCACTGCAACAGGCTGTCATTGCTTAATGCAATATCTTTTGCAGCACCTGCAATATCTTTCATTTGTGCTTTATAATCTGCAGAATGAACTAATCTTCCAAGTCGTTGAAGTTCAGTAAATGCTGTAGTATCTCCATTTTGCATAGCATTCACAGCCGATCTAATTCCCGATGCTGCATCCGCATCAACAGTTACATTAAATCCCTGTGTCATCTCAGTATGTTCCATGCCAAACGAACTTAACTTTCTTGTTGCCTTGTAACTTATTTGTTCGAGTCCGGTATCACCAATTGGAATAGATTTTTCACGCAGGCCAGCTGCCCACTCACCAATACCTGCCATTGCGGCTGCGGTAATGCCTGCAACAATGCCTGCTGTTGCTCCACGACCAATCGCTGTACTGGCTTTCTGTCCTTGAAGTAAACGATCAGCAATATTAATAATACCAGCAGCAATACCTGCACCTGTACCCACAGCCAGGACACCTGCACCAATACCGCCTGCTAAAGCAACTCCTAATGCTGCGGCGGCAGAACCCGCAATACCTAACAAGAACTTGTGTAGCTTAGGATTGTTCTTAGCAAACTCTCCGTACTTGGCCAACTTAGCTGCCAGTTCCGGATTCTTTGCAGCAATCTTTGATTTAATATCTTCAAACTTCTGATCAAACGCTGCTACAGGACTGCTACTTTGTAACATTCCTCCAAACTTATTAAACCAAACATCACTAATTTTATCTTTTGCACCCTTTAGTGCATCACCTGTCTTACCTAATGCACTACGGCCAGCACCCTTTTCGATAGAAGTGAATAACTGCTTTACCTGTTCAGGATCCATGGCTACTTCACATAGCACCGGATGTATTTCTCGTTCCCAGGTTTCAAAGTAAGCATCACCACAACCTAGGCTTTCAAAGATACTAACTCTTTGATTGCTTTCAATCACATCTAATTTTTTGATAAGTGCTGATATATCCATTATTATTTCCGAAATATTATTGTATATTTATAATGAGCTTACGCTCATTTGCTTCTTCGCTTACGCTCGAAGCAATTTAGTTATATGATATATGCGTAGCATTTAAATATTATCTAGATTAATCGGTCACACTTAGCCCAGGCAAGGGCTAAGAAAAAACTGCATTATCTGAGTAGCACAGTCACATAGTGTTAGAACTATTAGCATTTCTGCTAGCGTAGGCGGTTGACCGATACCTACTCGCTCTGTCTTATTTCAACGGCGGCTTACAAATATACACTATCATATTTGTAAAGCGTGGAGTTTCTGTTATTACTCCATCCTTGGGCCTTATTTTAACTCTATTCAAACAATCAAACCGCAGGCATTTTGCGATCGTGGTCCGGTTAGGATACTGATTGAGTGCTTACTTCAGCGGTAAGACTTCGGATTCCTGCGACACGATGTCCAGGTTTCTACTGTTCGGCACACGATATTAGCCTGTGCGAGCTATAACTGAATTAAGTTGCCTTAAAGTTTGGATTTAATGTGTGAGCCATGTACACGGACAGAAATTTGTCCATTGTAATATTCGTCGGATTCTAATACTTTGCGGTCGAATTGTTCTCGGGCCTCAACGTAAGATGTTTCTGCTTTGCTTTTACAGTAATGTAATATTTCGCGGGTGAATTTGTCTTTGCCTAAAGCGTCTATGTCTTTAGATAGTTCAACGCTGGATCCGTAGTATTCCTGCCAGTCGCTGTCAATTTTACTTCTAATTTTCTTTTTCTTCTTGGTGCCGTTCTTTAACTTTACAGTCTTGTAGGTCGTTTTACTAAATTTTGCTAACTTTTTGCCGATATAACGGCGACCTGTGACTGTATTAGTAATGCAATAAACAAAACCAATACAGTCTTCAGGTAATTCTAAGACTTCAGCACTCTGATAAGTCCAGTTGTTCAATTACTTTGCCGCCTTGGCTTCCTTGCGAGCATTCTTTTCAGCAGTAATTTCGTTACGGCGAGCCTTTACAGCCTTGCTCATTTCACCTAATGCCTTGCGAGCACGAGTACCAGCAGCACTGTTACCTGCTGTAAACTTTGCATCTTCGGCCATGTATGCATCAAATGCAGCTTGTAGTTCATTTTGTGTTGACATTTTGTTTTTCCTTAAGTTCTTTTCTTTTAGCTTTTGCTTCTTTCTTTGCCTTGAGCGAAGCCTTGTACTCAAGTCTTTGGCCTTTCAAATACACCTTATGGTCTCTTTGAAACTGCATTACAACTTTTCGAAGTTGGTTTAGATCATTTTCTAAAGCTATAATGGCATGCCTAACTTTCAATGCAGATGTCTGATTTGGCTTGTTTTGCAAATGCATATTAGCATTATGCATGGTTACTAAATCGTTTACAACCTGCTTGTATAGTTCTGTGTACTTGTTTAGCATTATGCTTCTACGTAGTCGACATTATTTGAGTAAGAAGTAAAACCGTTCTCTTTAATAACTTTCAAGACGTTGTTTACTCGTCCTACTAGCTCATCTTTGTGTGAGATTAAGTATATATTCTTATTTCTTTCACGTGCCATCTTCTTTAGAACAGCTAAACCAGACTCTACACCTGCCGCATCCATGCCCGCATCAATCAATTCGTCAATGAATAATAGATTAATGTGTTGATATAAGTTTTCCCATACATCACGGAATGCCCAACTTAGACTCAAGATGAGTCTATTTCGTTCACCTCTGCTGAGATTATCGAAGTCTAAGTCCTGTCCTAGCTGTGTGATTTCAACATTTAGATCGTTTTGGAACACAACTTGATGCGGTAATCCCATCTTGCTGATATAGTAGCTCAATCGCTTATTCAAATGTGCTAAATTTTGATCAATGATCTTCTTACGTATGAAGCTATCTTTGTTTGTTAACAGTTTTAATAAGAATTCTTGATGATCTTTTAATTTTGATAACTCGTTAACAGTAGACCAGTCAATTACCTGAATCGCAGTTTTCTTCAATTCTGCAATTTGCTCGTCGTATGGGTTTGTTTCTTCGGCTTTGGCTTCTAAGGCACGTTCTAACGTTGCTAGATTGTTTTTATGTCCTAGTGCTTCTGCTTCAGTATCGTAAAATGTATTAGGCTTATGTAGGGTGTCTCCGTTACCTATCTCAGCTAAGGTCTTTTCTAAATCACCAGAGACTTTATCAAAGTATGTTTGTGCTTCTGATAGATGTTGTACAGCAGATGTAGACATCTCTTCGTGTTTATGATCGTGCAGTTCTTGATCACATGCTGGGCATGTTTTACTTTCTAACGATTCAACCTCACGTAGATATTTGTCTCTAGCCTTTTGTGCTTGTCCGACAGCTGATTCTAACGTGGCTCTTTGTTTGTTTAAGTTACGAATCTTTAAATCGTGTTCGTTCCATAGTTTTAAATTTATATGGGCAATTAGTTCAGCTTCGATATCTACAGCTTCTAAATTTATGATAGCTTTACCAAGGCTTTCTAATTCACTAGTGTATTTGTTACCCCATGCGGAACTTTTAATAATCAAACTATCAATACTTTTCTGAACATTTTCGTTTGCAGTTTTAATGCCTTCGATTTTATATGTTTCTGATTGAATAGAGTCTTTGACCACTTTAACTTCTGCTTTTAATCGTTCTGCTTTTTCAGAAAGTAAAGTAATGCCCAGTAATTGTTCAATAACTTCCCGTTGATCAGCAGCCTTCATACTTAAAAACGGCTCAGTATACGTGTTGAGAGCAACAAGATGCTTGAACATAGTATGACTCATGCCTAGCAATTCTTCAATGGTCTTCTGAGTTTCTCTACTATCTCCTTGACTATCGTCGTCATCCTTGCTTTTTTGTTCTTGATTGTTAACAAAGAACTTCAGTACGTTGGGTTTACGCCCCCGCTCAATTCTAAAACTTTGACTATTAACATCAAATTCAACAGTAACCAGCATGTGCTTTGCATTAGTTTTGTTAATTAGGTTTTCTTTTTTGATGTTTGTTAAGGCAGTTCCGTACAATGCATAACTTAATGCATTAATCATAGTGGTCTTGCCAGTTCCGTTACGTGACCCGCTATCATCTCCGCCTAAGTCAATGTTTTCGCCTAGTACTAGTGTAAGATGCTCTTTGTCAAAATCAACAGCTTGAGTTTGATTTCCTACGGATAAGAAATTCTTTACGGTTATATTTTTAATTTTGAACATTATAGATTATTATAGATATCTAGTAGAACTTTTTTATCGAACGAATCGCTTTCGATTGCGACTAGTTGTTCTGTCACGATTTGATCAACACTTTCAAATTTTGAGTCAGCAGTGTCTTCAGTTACGGCATCTAGATTATCTTTGTCTTGAATTAAACTGATTTCTCGAATGTCATGTGCTGCAACAAATGTTTCTTTGATAAAGTTTGCTTCTTCAAAGCTGATATCAATGTCAAGATTAACTTTTAAATACATCTTACTCTTCATCAATGTATCTTTTTCGTCAAGTAATCGACTGAGTTTCAAGCTACGGAACTTGGGAGCGTCCGGCCAAAGTCTATATTCTGGCTTTCCTCCCCAGGACATAAACATCATTCCTCTGTCATCGTCCCACGTATCTGAGAAATTATGTGGAAATGCGTTACCGATATAGACAATTTTATCTCGTTGCTGACGCTTGTGGAAGTGACCGCTAAACACATAGTCTTGATGTTTAAAGTGTTCTGCTTTTAGCTCGCCGTGATCGGGCATTTGAACCATTGCATTCATATAGAATAGCGGTAATTCAAAGTGTCCAAACATGTATTTGCTCTTAACTTGACTAATAGTTTTCCACTCGTCGCCAACTAACCACGGTACTAGGGTAACATCACCTATGGTTGTTACTTTTTCAACTACAGTGACACCGGGAATGTGCCGACCAAATGACGAACTGTGAATATCACGCTTGTCTTTATAGAA